AAAAATTATATAATACATGAAAATTAATTATAGATATTGTCGTAGAGATTCACCTGGTTGAAAATCAGTTCCAGATGATGTATAAACCGTTTTTACCCCAAATCTTTCAATAAAACGCGATGGGACTCCATTTCGTCCTAATTCAAAACCAATCTGTGGTGTTTCAACTGATTTAATAGCCTGAGGTGTAGCAATATCAAGTTTATCATCGAAAATAGCAAAAGAACGATTATGAAAATCTAATTCACGTGGTAAACATGAATTTTTTTTTACTTGAATATTATTACGAATAGAATCTTCAACTAATACATCTCCGTGAGATACTTGTCCACGATAAGGTGTAGTTGGTAATGGTAATTGACCAAACCCATTTCGAACATTACAATTTGTTAAGATTTGACCAGATTGACCATTCATAAGCGAAGAAAAAGTATCAATTTTATCACTAGGAACAAATAATTGTTCGCGTATACCAATACCAAAAAAGTTAAGCTTTTCTTTTGCTTCGAGTAAATCAACATGATTTGTCGTAACAAATTTTAATTTCTTTTGATTTGATTTGTCCTTTTGTTGATTATAACATAAATCTTCATTTAGTCTGTTAAATTCATTATTTCTAAGTTTAGAAAATTCTGAATCATCGAAATTTGCTGGATATAATTGAGCTGTATTTGAGTGAGACATTCTATAGTTATTAATATATAACTAGAAAATAAATTAATTATAATTATTTTAATATTTATTATACATCAAATAAATTCATATGTATCTTGTAAAATATATACAAATAATACTATAATAATAATTAACTAGGGTTTTAATATATACATTTATCATATTTTTATCTATTTTGTAAAGTTGCACTAAATATTCCTTTAGTATAATTTCAATATCCCTTGTATTATAATTATAACTCGTATAGCTTATAATAATCATCATCATCATCATCATCATCATAGATAATACTAATCCTAATAATAGTATCTGTGGTTTGGTATTATCTTGATATTCATAATGCACATGGCATTTATTCTTGTTTTTAAGAGGATAATTTTTACAATATTGTCCATTATATTTTTCTTCCCAACATAAAATTTTTGCCATTTAAATAATACTTAAATGATAAATAATTCATTTTATTTTTAATAAGTTCACCATTTAATTGTATTTGTGTCATTTTGGGAATCATAGTCAACTATATATCCCTGGGATATTAATAATTGTTTATTTGTTTTTGATAAAAACCTAGTTTGGAACATTTTCTTAGGGTAATTAACTTTAATATAATTTATAATATAATTCAATTCATATAATTCAATAGACTGTAATTTTAATTGTCTAGAGTTTTGAGCCTCGTTTATGTAACTATTTAATGTATACGAAATGTTCTTAATATTTACATTTAATGAATCTAATGAATCTAATTGTCTTGATAATGGATTATCTGGTGTTTTGTCTATACTATTTTCAATATCGTTTATTAGTGGTTCGTGCTCGTCGTTATTGGTTGTTATATTTCTATTATTATTTTTTAAGAATGATTTAGATGTATTAACCAATAATTCTAATAAACCATTAGAATTTACACTCTTAATAAACGGTAAAATTTCACTGACAATTAATATTATTCCTCCGAATACAGACGTGACTATTTGAATCGTATAGTCATTCGTCGATGACTCTGACATTAAGATATAATTATAATTATTAACTAAAAAGGTTTGTTTTTAAATAATTTTCGTGTTCTAAATTATTGGTTGCCATTTTTTAAAATTGTTATTAAATTCACAATTCAATTCGAAAGAATTTGAGGAAGAAGATAATTTATATAAATGCTTTGACTCTTTCAAACCTTTTACATATAAGATACCTTCCATATTATTTGTTTCCGTATTAAACACATTGTAGACATCTATATATTTTCCTTTTGTAATTATTTTTACACACTTCAAGTTATTATTAGCTTGTAATATTTCCTTTTGTTTTTTAAAAGATACTTCATTAACATATTCAATGGTTGAAATTTCTTCTTTAAATATAAAATTATTTTTAAACATAGTAAAAATCTGAGAGGTTTGAATTTCATTATCATATGATTCTGCATTTAATTCAAAGATACTATGCATGTTTATATTCAAGTGACCATTTAAATTATTTAACTGTTGATTAGCAATTAATTTATGAATAAGCGCATATCTTAAAGAATAATCACATTTAATAATTTTTGAGTCAACTGCCAACACATCAGTTATTAAGAAATGTTTTTGGTCATTTGATTTGTAAAGATATCCTTCAAACAAATAATTTGAATTAGAAAAACTAGTCTTATAATTATCTATTTCTACATAAAAATCACTTTTAGAATTTTTATTAAGCGTATTTAAAATATGTGTTTGTTCTTGTTGTGCAGTATCAGGGAAAAAGTAAAAGATTTTATATTTTGTATTGACATTATTAGGTGTAATGTCATTTTTATTGACTATTAGTAAATAGTATTTATTATTGTTATTTGGAATTATATATTTTTGAACATTGTTTACCAATTTCTTAGATTCTGACAGAATTTCCTTATTATATAATTCCAAAATATTAGATAAATATTTTGATTTCAAAACATTTGTTTCGGAATAATTGACAGATGATGCGATAAATTTAGACATATTGTTTTTAAAATACAAAATATTATTATTTATTCAGTTTTTTTTTCTAGGCTAATTAACATAAACCTTCTTACTAAATACTAATACTAATGAGAAGATATCGACCAATTACAAATCCCAATAATCTTCCAGCTGGCACAATACAGAGAGGTCGCAATGGTCTATACTGGGTATCTACTCCAATTTCCATTACAAATAATAATACACGTACCTGGGAATTATATGATGGGGTACCAATGGAACATTACGGATTTCAACACATATCTGTTATACCACCTTATAATGAATTAAATTCAAATATTAGTGATATATCTCATCAAATACCTAATGAAAATTTTAATGACTCTTTGCTGGATGGACTAAATGAATTAACTATAACAAATATAACAAATATACCAAATGAGCAGCCATTAACACCTACATCTGCAACAAATCCAAGAAGTTCTGAAAATACTATATCAGATTCGTCTCACGTTCATCCAAGAAGTTCTGAAAATACTATATCAGATTCGTCTCACGTTCATCCAAGAAGTTCTGAAAATACTATATCAGATTCGACTCACGTTCATCCAAGAACAACAAGAGATAACATCAGTTATACAGATTCAAATATTAATGACCAAGAAATAGAATCTGATATTAATAACCGAGATAACTATAGTACTTCAGAATCTGATACAGAATCTGATACAGAATCCAATTATAACGAAGACTCTGATGATTATACAAATGTATCTTCCGATTCGGATAGTATAACTGATGATAAGGTCGAATTATTATCAAAATGTTTAAATGATAGTCCTATTACTTTATTGAATTATAATGAAACTGATTTAAATCAAATTTTTGTTATTTATATACAAAATCAACAAGGTAAATTTGTTAAAGGAAGTTGTTTAAGACGAGATGAAATGACTGATATCTTGGAAAGTGATATCGATAATATTCCTACTTATATTATGTCGATATATAAAACACCATCGTCAAATAATCATCATGATTTATTAACTGGTATGACAAGTAAACCAACTGGTAAAATTATTGTTAGAATACCCACAAATCAAATTTACGTAACATTTGGATCATTAAAAAAAATATTATCAACACCTAATAAAGAATGGTATGCTTTACCTTTATACGGAGGTAATCCCCGACGAGTTGGAAATTTACAAGGTCTTTATGGAAATAGTATGAATCATGGTCAAGTACCGGGATTTCAAATTTATAAACTATTTACTAAACGCGACATTGAAAATAATGTTATATCACAAGAGACACCAGATGATTTTCCCCATGTATATCAATATGATACGATGAAATCACTATTCGAATTAGTTGGAGAAACACCTATACATATATTTATTCAAAATATAGTAAATGAATTAATACCCAGATAATACCAAATTCAACGAATTGTTTCTTTATAATTCGTCGTTATGGACATCCACCCGACGAATTCTAATAATTTTCATGATTTATGTATATAATTTCATTTTAATTATTTTCAAAGTAAGTATACTTTTGAAAATATTTTTAATAACCAAGTATAAGGGCTTAAGAATGTCATTTTTTTTTGAAGGAAATGGGTTTTTTGCAGATAGTTATTTAACAAATTCTAGTATAACTAATAATATCATTACATCTAGTACTATTTCTCAATCAAGTCTTGATATGTTAGATGTAAGTGGCAATTATCAAAATATAACAAATGTAGCTATACCAATTAACCCACACGATGCAGTTATTAAACAGTATGTAGATGATTTAAATATTAGAGTAAAAAATTATGATTTAATAGGAACTACTGGAACACTTTTAACTAACGATTTGTCAGGTAGTTTTGTTTTAACCATAACAAATTTAGTTATGGATGGTCCTAGTGCCTCTTTCCATATAACGAAAAATAGCCCAGGTATATGTGGTCATATTGTTAGACACACATTATCACCTGGGATAACTTCATTGACTACTTTGAATATTATATGGCCAGCATATTCTGGACCTATTTTAATAAAGAATAATAATTCATACGATGGAAGTTATAGAGTTAAAATTATGTAATTAATCCTTTAATCTGTTTTATTATTTAAATTTTCCAAACATTCTCTAATTTGACCAATATTATCATAAACAGTATCTAATTGTAAAACTAAATCTCCCAACTCATCTCTTTTTTGCTCCAAAAAAAATTTGTATTCAACGCTTTTCGCAATATTTTTCCAAGACTTGTGTCTTTTATCATTTGTATCATTATTTACTTTATCAAACGGGCAAATCTGGGAGTCACCTATATCTTGCATTTCAACAACTGGATTTTGAATCAATTCTTCTTCTTCTTCTGAATTTTGTTTTTTAGAATCATTTAGATATTTATAAGCTAAATAAACTGTAAAGGTAACTGTATGAATACCAACCAACAGTCCTAAATAATAAAATCCGTTTCTCATTACTTTAATTGTTTGATATACATCTTCCAAAAATTTTAAATTCATTTATAATTTAAAATTTATATTCGTGATTTAATTTTCAATTTTTGTTTAAACAGTCTTAGGTCCTGAACGTAGAGGAACTGGATCGCTCAATGTTGACAAATCATCTTCATCGCTATCTTGCTCTTGTAGAGAAGCTTGAGATGACGCAACTGGAACTGCTGGTGTAGCTGGTGCATCAGCTGATAGATTTTGAGCAACAAATTGACATACCTTATGCAAAATACTAGCATCTTCAAGAGAATAAGCACCCTTACTCTGACCCTTATTCACAGCTTGAATAAAAAGATTTCGTGCAGTTGGAATATTTACTTCTTGGTCTTCAACATCTCGAAGAAGAACGTCCCTGCAACGCTTAAGAAGGTCTGATTCAGGTAGTAAAAAAGCTCCAGCCTTTTGTGCAACCTCAATATATTGAGCAAGAATTTCTATTGAATTACGACTATCAAGAGTAATAACCTGTGGTTGTTGTTGTTGCTCAGCCATGTTATTTTATAATATTTAGTATAAAATATTTTTTATTTTTAAACTCACATTACGGCAATTTAAGAATTATTAATTATAATTATAATATATAATGAGAATTAATCCTCTTTTAGGTGACCTAACACATGAAATAATAGATTATATTTATGCACAGTCTAGAAGAAAAGGAAATAAAAAAAAGATTAAATATATATTAGACACATTAACTACAATTGCATTTGCTGATGTTAAACCATACTTGTACACTATTTTAGCTATTTTAATTTTAATGTTTTTAATGAATTGCTTTAACTTTTATTACTATATTAAACTATTTATAAAATCTAATCCTAATGCTAATCTGAATTCATAGATTAATACTAATGTATTGATATTACCATTATACTTATCGTTATACTTATCGTTATACTTATAGCTTATACTTATAGCTTAATTAATATTTTTAAAATTAATTAATCTTACCTTTATATCTTTTAACTTGGAATATAACAGTTTAAATTATATTTTTCTTCCCATTGTTTAAAAATTTTACGTCTTCTATCTAATGATGATTCCAATTCCGAATCATAATTTTTCATAAATTCGTCGTTCTCACACAAGTCAATTGCTTTTTGTAATGAATCGCATTGTTTATTAAGTAGTGTAGTATTCATATGATGCATCTTATCAGTAAAAGATGCAGGAATACTATTAAATAATGTAAATGATGTATATTTTTTTTGAGTTTTAAATTTTTCAGATAATTGTCTTAAAATGTTTAATACATAAGTTTTATCAGTAAGTTGTAAATTTTTACAAATAATATATTTTTCAGAATTAGTTGGTCTACTTGTTTTAGGTTTATATATATAAATTTCACCATATACTAAATTCAATAAATATAATACATGAACACTTGTTGTTGTGAAAATATCAAACACCTTTAAAATAAATGTACCTCCTTGTTTTTGTAAACATAAAGCTGAATAAATTTCATTCAAGATTAAAAAATAATGTAACTGTTCCTTATTATTAAAATCTGTTCCCTCATCAAAACCACCATCAGCTGTAACCAAATAACTACCATCATTTCCTACCATATTTTTAATATGATGAATATTATCCAAGTTATTAATATCTCCTGTATTATCTTTACCATATGTTACACATATATTTTTATTAATAACTCTCTTATTATAACTAGGTAAATTATAAGTTTTATACTTTGGTAAATCCTTATTTAAGGAAATTGTATAAATCTTGTAAAATTTATCATTCTTACGCTTTTTCTTTTTAACCATTGTAAAACCATCATTATCTACTAATGACTCCTCAAGTTGAATAGGTTTAAAACTTTCTAATTGTAAATAAATATTTGAACCTTGAATAAAACCTCCAGGTGCTTCTGCACAGTGAAAAATTGTATCTGTTTCATTATATTTATCAAATACTTCAAATACATTAATAATCTCCCAATACTTGTAAAAGGCTCTGTTAATAATAGGGTCCTTTACTAAAAAATCATACTCGTTTATATACCATCTAACCTTTTTCCAAATATCAGTGTGAATTTTATCAATCTTATTACGATGTACATTTAAAATATCATTAAAACCATATATCTCATATGGACTTTCTGGTTTATCATTTTCCTTAGTCTTGAATTCAAGATTTGATAATACCTCATCTCTATCTTCAACTTCTACTTTTATATTAAATATCATGCTAACTTAAACTATTAACTATTTAAAATAAAAGTCATTTTGTTTTTAAATACCTTTCACTTACTTTTCTCACAATTTTATTGAGAACTAAATGAACCCCTTGGTGAACCTATAGGTGTATTCAAAGGAGTAATAATAACAATATTATTGTAAATTTCATAAGCTAAATATAGATAGTAAATACCTAAAACTGTATCTCTATTTCTCTTTAAGAAATCATACACTTTAACTGGTAATTGATCAATTAACAATTCTGACAAAAACACAAATGCAACCAACAAGTGAATTGCAAACTGAGTATAAGTAAATTTAAGTTCCATTTATACTTTTACAAAATATTTTTTTTTTTTAATATATCCATTTAAATTAAACAAGTATTTGGCAAAAAACAAACACTTTTTAATTTAAAGTTAATATTATATATAATCTTATATGTCATATAAAGATTTACCGCCAGGTAGGTATCGTATGTTGGCATATTCTAAGGAAATAGAAAATCGACATAATACTAGTGCATATGAACCCGTAACAACAGAAATTCATCAATCTAGACTGTGGAGAACTTCACAAGATATTATATTTGGTAGTATTCCTTCATCTATAAATCGATTAAATAATCTTCAAATGTCACCATTTTATGAATATGAAGTATTATCAGAATTACCTATAGTTAAAATTGGTCTAATTTCAAAAGACCTTTTAGATAAATCAATAATAGATTCAAGTAAAGACGTGACATTTTGTACAATTTGTCAACAAGAAATTTTCATTGATATTGTAAGAATATTAGAGTGTTCACATAGTTATCATGTTAATTGTATTGATAGATGGTTTACAGAAAATAAAAAATGCCCACAGTGTAGATTCGAACTTTAAAAAAAGACCCGAAGGTCCTAAAATTTGTACTTGAGTATAACTATAAGTATAACTATAAGTATAACTATAAGTATCATTCATCTTCTTCACTTGGTTTATCAATTAATTTGATTATATTTTTCATCCAGGAATCATCATAATTTTTGGGATCATGAATATTCCATTTACTAAGCACTAAATTTGCCATTTTATATTTCTTTTCAACTAGTTGTTCAATTTGTTCTTCTATACTATTTTTAATTTGAAGGTTATAAATAGTAACATCTTTTTTCTGTCCTATACGATGAATTCTATCCATAACTTGTGTCATTTTCGCATTATTCCACCAGGAATCCATTAAAACTAAATGATTTGACGCTACCAAATTAATACCTTCTGCACTTGACATTAATGATATAAAACATATTTTTACATCTTTATTGTTTTGAAACTGATTAATAGCCTCTGTTCTATTTTTAAGTGGTATATCACCCTGCAATGATACAAATTTAATATTTTTAAGAACATTGTCATTTTCAAACACATGTTTGACTATTTTTAACATTGTTACCCATTGACTAACAATCACTATCTTCTCATCTTTATTAATTACATTTTTTGTTATATCAACTAGCTTTTGAATTTTAGACGATTGTTTAAATTCTTCAATACCGATTAAATCACCACCTACTTTATCATCAATTTTATCATCAATTTTATCATCAACAGGATGAATATCATCTACATATCCTCTACATTTAGGACAGGTGACAATACCTATATTTATCATTCTATTCCAACATCCCTGACAACATTTATGACCACATGGTTCAGCTATGTAATTAGCTATTGTGTCATAACAAATAGGGCATTCTTCTTCAATATTTTTAGATTCATTAAAGTACTTGAGACGTTCAATAGCTTCTCTCATATTTGAGGCCCCTTGTAAACGTTTCATACATTGTAAAATAAGCCATGGGCTATTACATGATTGTTTAAGACGTAGAATATAAACCATTACATTACTATGTAATATCTTGCGCATAGAACCATCAATATCCTCAAATACTTTTCTATTAAGTTTATCAATACGACTTACAAGTGTTTTCATACGTACTTGTGAATATTCCTTTAAAGTGTCATAAAACTCTTGTTCAATATCACCAAATTCCAATTTTATCTTTAATTCATTTTTGTCTTTTAATTCTTTAAGAACATCTGACTTTTTAAGAGATAACCCATATTTATCAAACCAATTATTAAGAATTTGAAGCCCATTTAAACTTTTAGATACAGTGTTTGTCCATTCCCTCTTTGAATCAATACCTTCATATCCAAGAAATTTAAAATAAGCAAACGCATCATTTGGTTCATTGAAAATAGGTGTTGCTGTTACTATCCATTTCTTAATATTAACATTATACGACTCACCTAAAAACATGATACTCTTACTAACATTCGAATATACATTACGAATATAATGAGCTTCATCTAAAACTATACGTTCAAAACGTACCTTGCGAAAAAGACTTGTTTTATCAAAATCTTTACCATTAAATTCACGTGAT